CCATATACATCCATTGCTTACCTTCTTCAGTTTGTTGAGTCCACTCGTAAATATCATACAGGGTAACTTGCTCCCTGCCTTTGTCTCGAACATCTTTAACAAAGTCAGCGGCTGTATTAACCAACATTCCAATAATAGGCTCTAGGTTAGCAGATATCTGCAAAGCAATATCGTCCTTTTCAGAAGGCAAACTATAGAAGTCGATAGGGTCTACAAAGTATAACTCTCTCATCGTGTCCTCAATAAATCTTCTTTGTCTTCTATCTTCACTAATAGTATAGGCGGCATCCAAAAGAAGAGATCCGACAACCTTACCACCTGCCGCGTACTTCCCTCCAAATAAAGTTGCACCAACTTGTTTTGCTGAGAATATAGCGAGGTCTACCCATCCTTCGGGAGTTTTTAGAGAGTTTAATGTTTCCTCAGCCTCTTCCTTCTCATCATCGTCACCGAAGTTTAAATTAGCCACAGCCTTTCCAATAACCATCAACACAGGATACAAAGCTAGTCTGCTGTAAGCACCTAAGGACTGAGTCAAACCATCTTTTATTTCACCCCTTGTAACAACTTTGCGTAAACCTCCTATAAGGTTGTCAGCGTCATGGTTAATGAATCCAGAGAACATACCTACGAAAGGAGCTGCCGGTGAATCTGCTGATATCCTAGCTTTTTTAACAAATGGAAACCATTCGATGAATTGCCTTTGCTCCGCTTTGTTACCACCCTTCATAATTCTTCTCATTCTGAAGTCAGCGTCTGAGGCGGCTTTATTCATTTCATCGTAATACTTCCCTTTTTCTTTTACGAAATGTTTTTCATAGTTAAACTTCTCTCCTGTATTATTTTGAAATTCTCTTTCAAACTGAGATTTCCACTCCCCTTTTCTCATAAACCCAGTAATGTTATTGAGGAACTTGTTAATCAAACCGAAATTACTTTCTCTGTCTAAATAACCATCAACACCTTTCTTTCCACTAATTTTAACTTTCTTCTCTAAACCAGTAAACTGAACTGAAGAATCAAACTCAGATAACAACTTGTCCGTCTCTTGTTTTTCTTTTGGACTGAATGGCAATGTTAAAGACTTAGAGCTTCTGTTGCCCACAGCGTAAGCAATAAGGTTGGTTGTAAATTCAACCGGTGTTCTTACAATACCAATCAAAGCGTCAACAAAAAACTTACCCATTAACTTGGATAATCCAATTGTACTCTCTGACTTCTCTAATGCAAATGGTGCTATTGTATCACTTAATTGTTTTAAGTTATTCAGCATAACAACCTCGTCTGAACTAGCATTTTCTTGAGCGTTAGAGAAAACTTCCTTCACATATCTTTTAGCCTCAGTCAGGTAGTAATCTCTCAAACCTTCGTTAACATTTGTCATCACGAGTCTGTCTACGTTGTAGCGAATAGCCTCTACAGGAACTTGAAGAACACGTTGGTAAGATGCTCCTGATCTTATCGCTGCACCTACATTTTTATTGTAGCTAATGTCTGTAGATGTTAACGCTGCCTTTCCTGTGCCTATAGATTGTCTTGGCATATAGTAAGGGTTCAACTCATGCTGTTGGTTACGCATACCGCTTGCGCTGTTGATATACTCACCAGCCTCTTGTAAGGTGCTTCTTACTACGTTATAATATTCCAATTGGCCGCTTGTAAGAATAGATGTCGGATCAGATTCAAACGCTTCTAGCACAGCCATGTGGTCAAGTCCTCCCTTTCCGTCAGGGAACATTTGCTTCAAATCGTTGTACACATTGTTTACAATATCCAGCTCGTTGACATCCTCGTTCTGCATTTTATTTCTTTCCGTTGCACTAAGCATCTGCTTGCCTAACCAATCGTTAACAGTTTTCTTCTTCTGTTTAGCGTTCCACGCGTTGTCGAGGACGTGTCCAATAACACCAATCATAACTCTGTCGTAAGCGTCTTTTGAAACTTTTAAAGTCCCATCAGACACTAGAGTTCCATCGGTAGTTAACTTGAACTTTTCAATCTTCGTTCTGTTGATAAGTTTCCCGATACCAGGAGCATTTTTTAAAATATTTCGGCTTCTTAAACTTTCAACTTTCTTTTGGTAGTTCTTTAAAATTCGTTGAGAGTCTTTCTCCCACCCGTTGATTGCTCTTACGATAGGGTCTACTAAATGCTTTCTAAAAGCACCGTTCTCTTTCATTCCTAGGCGAGACTCCCAGAATACAACGCTCTTTCCTAGAGTGTCTCTCATCATCTTGATGTATCCGTTCTTAGGGTTTGAGTATTTGTTACGAACCTTTTTAGACTGCTCAACTAAACTTTTACCAACCTCGTTGCCTCTGATTTCTGCACGATCCAATAAGGTTCTTAAATTCTTCTCGTCAACAAACCCTGCCTCAGCAATTTGAGAAACAACTTGGTTTAAAAGGTCAAGGTCTTCAAGACTTAACGTCATTAAGTTATTAGGTGTTGCTCTCTTCAGTTGATCAATCAATTTTTTTTGATTCTCTGTAAATGTATTAGGGGAGTTATTCAACCAGTCATCTATTGAATCTATTAATCCGTAACCACCATTGTCTGTGATGCCGTTTACTAGCATCTTCTTCAAGTCATCTATTTGGTCCTGGAACTGGGGTGCATAAGTGTCTGTAACAGCAGACCCTTCTATAACTTGATTTTTAGCACTATCGTACTGAGCTTCAGATATAACGCCTGTGTCAAGTAAGGTATTCAACGCTCTCATGTACTTACCCACCTCTCTCTTGAAGCTTTTGTATTCATCGAAGTCATTTATAGTCTTGCCTTGGACGAGTAACTTGTCTACAGCGTCTTGCCACTTTTGTATAGTGTCAGCAAGGTCAATAGGGTTCGGTTGGTTCTGTTGATTGATGTCATACATCTCATCAAACAAGTTCATCATCTTGCCAATCTTTGGTACTCTGTCGCTAGTTAACTCACGAAGAGCGTCTAAGTATTCAATCATGGTGTCCATGTCAAAAGCTAGGTCTCCATCCGCTGTGAACATATCAAACTTAGCAAACATCTTCATGTTAGATGTGTACTGATACCCAACCTTGTTCAACACCTTCTTCTGAAGTTTTTTGATTTCGTTTAATCCTTCAGCGAGTCTTCTGTTAGCAATTATCTTATCTAAGTAAGAAACAAAGGCGTCTAATTGTTTTTGGTTAGAGATGGTAGCGGCTCTACGAGCAATAGACTTTAACGTAGCAGGAGAAACTGTTCCCTTCTTACCAAATTCATTATCTATTACATCTTTAATGTAGTCTGAAACCAAAGCACCTAAACCTCTTTGTTCTGTTCTTCCTGCTTTGAGTCCTTTAAAGTAACCGATAAACTCTCCGACTTTTTTACCCATAGACTTTCCAGTCTTCTCACCTGCAAGTCTTGCAACCCCAGCCTCAAACCGAATGTTGTAACCAAGCTCCTTGATTCGGTCTTGTAACTCTTGTTTAGTTATCTTACCATCTTCAAGTTTTTTATTCAGAGCGTCAATTGTCTTTTGAGCTTGTTCTTTAGCTTGATCTACACCTTCTTTCTTACCTTCCTTACGACCTTCAAGAGCTGCTTTAATTTCAGATTTAACTCTTTCTAAGAGAAGTTTACGTTCGCTAATGGTAATCTTTGGTGAAGCGGATTCTAAATCTCTTTCGGTCTTTGCCTTAATCTGCTTTACTTTATTATTGATAGCCTCCTTAACTCCAGGTTGGGCTAAGTATCTATCAGCAGACTCCTGATCACCATTGGTCATCTCAAGGACAGCTTTATTAACTGCCTCAGATTGGGTAATACCTTCGACATCCATGATAGATTTAGCGTTTCCTGCAATGGTGAAGGCAACGATAGTTTCAGGATCATTAAGTGTAGGACCTTCTGTTTTCTCTTTCTTTTCTGTCTTAGGCTTCTCTTCTTTTTTATTAGTAGAGATAGGCTCTGTCTTTTCTGATGGAGGTGTTACTTTGCGCGGACCTTCCTCTGCACTATTCTCCAAAACAAGCGCAACCTCTTCTGTTGCCTCTTCAATAGTAGAACCATTTTCAATAGCGTCAGAGAAAGCGGTGATTGCCTCGGCAACAACTTCAGGTGCTACCTCTGGAACTCCAACCTCTTCAACGGTTGTGTTGCCAGTCTGTACATCGTCAGCCATATTCACAAGCTCCTCTTTTGTTTTAGCAAACTTGGTTTGAGACGGTGCTGTGTACTGAGGATTTCTCGGGTCTTCAAAGTCTTCGAAGTAAGATATCTTACCACGAGCATAAGCTTTGAATCCCATTACAGTAACTTCCTCTGCCGACTTAACTGCTCTTCCTTCCGAATCGACAAACAAGTGTTCACGATTAGGATTAAACGAGAGTTCAATACCATCAAAATTAGGTTCAGCATCTATTACTCGACCAACAGCCATAGCCATCACTCCTTTCGCACGACCTTCAGCAATCTTATTTCTCTCGCTCTGACTTACGTTAAAGTTTACATTAGAGAGTGTGATGTTACCTCTCTGTCCAATTGCCTCTCCTTTTGAAGCGTTTGGATTTTCTTTTTGAGGCTTACCCTTATCAAATGTGTGGTGAATAGTAAGTACAGGATAACCCAATGATCGAGATGCGTTAATGTTTATTCGAGAACCCACTAACATCCCTGGCTCAATCTTAATATTTTTTGCTTCTGTCTGACGAGTGGTTGCATCCATTTTAGGGACATCATTTTTAACCTGCTCGTTAGATACAAATGGAACATCCTCCTTAGTTCTTCTTTGGTATAGAGGACTTTCTTCTGCGTCAATATCAATTTGAGCCTTAGCAACTACACCTGTTTTCTTTCCTTCTACAAAGTTTTTAAATCCTTCCACATCTTTTTTAGAACCTAAGATGTGAACCTGGGCGTTGGAATCAACAGCCAATTGATCAAATTCAGGAGTTGTCTCGTTAAACTTTTGATACGCAGGTAATCCATTCTCATCAACAGGGCCTACATATTCACTTATGTGTGTAATTCCTGTGCCATCTGTTTTAAAGTCAACATGATTGTCTTTATCAAGTCCTTTGTAACTAATTAAAGCATCAGCACCATTAGTTACTTCAGAGACTGTTAAATTATTTGGAGTAATATACCCTCTTTGCGTAATTGAATTTATATCAGTTACATGGAATTTTCTAACATCTAGGATTGCAGCTAAAATTTTACCTACTCCACCCTTTGTATAGTCAGCAGCTTTCTTTTTGTTAGGTGTCCAATAGATTCCAATTCCTAAATTTTTTGCTCCTGTACCTTTTTTAGGATCGATGTCTTCCGATTCAATCATATTTGGATCAGAACTTCCTCTGTAGAATATATCCTTCAATAAACTTTTCGGGAAAATATTCATAAGATAATCCGCATATTCCTTAACTGTTCCAATAGTGGATAGCTTTGGATTGTCTTTGAATACCGTTTCTATATCGTCATCCAATTGAGCCTTTGTCTTAACACCTGGTTTTGTTTTAAATTTAGCCTTTTGAAGTTTCTCACTAGCACCTTCTTGAGGAACAAAACCTTCACCTTTCGCTACTTTAGTTGCTACATCTGGCGTTTTATCTACTAACAATCCTTTTGGGCCGAAGTATTCATTTTTAATTTTTGTTTTTTCAGCAGCTGATAATTCAGAGTATTCATTTTTACCAGGGAAAAACTTTTTCACCGCTTTATCTATCTCTTCTTTGTTTAAATTAATTGCCTTATCTGGCTTGGCAAAACGAACAAAATTTTGATTTACAGGATATAAAGCATCTAATCTGAAATGTTTTGTTCCAGGCAATTTAGCGTTAAACAATGGGTGCTTTATCCCTCTACTTTGCGTGTCATTTATTAAAGCCAATCTTTCTTCAGCAGGCAAAACATCTAACTCAAATCCTCCTACTAAAAATCCACCTTTATCATTCAACATCATGTCTTCGTCTAATATAGTGTTGTCACCATATTCTTTTAAGAATTCATATATGTTGTAACCTGCGTTATTAAGCGCAATTTTTGAGTATGTGGTGTTTTTGTTTGGTTTAACATCTTTGTTTTTTACAATCAAACCTTGACCTAATATTTTTCTTACATTGAAGGTAGTATCCAATAAATACTCTTCAACTAAAGCATCAATGTCTGAATCTTTTTTAATTGACGAAAAGAATTTAATCAAGTTTTCTATTGACCCTCTACTTCTTTTTTCAGACAATTCTTTTATCTGTTCTTTAGATGCCGCTATCTTTTCATTTTTAGTTAGTATCTTCTTATCTATTGTTTTGAGATTCCCCTCTAGTTTATTAGATAATTTTTTATCACCTTTGTTTTTTTGTATTTCAGCTAACTTTTCTTTTCTTTGTTTTTGTAAGTCTTGCAACTTGCCAGTTTCTTCCTTGACACTAGTATTTAAATCTGTAATACTTTTGTTGATTTTGTTTATCTCTTTTTTAAGGGATGTAGAGTTATTGATAAAATCTTTTATACTATCTATAGTTTTCTTGAATTCTGATTCAGATGATTTTCTGATTTCGGATAAACCACGAATAATGTATTTAGATCCGTAAGAGTTGTTAATAGTAGTATGAGGGTTTTGAACCATTATTAATACTAATACTTTTCCTTCTCCATATGATTTTTCAGCCAATGTATATGTTGACTTAACGGTGCCAACACTAACACTTGCAAATCCAATTCCATCCTCTACATTGGTAGCGTTTGAAGCGAATCCAGGACCTCCTAAAATAGGATCTCCGTCTTTGTCAACACCATACCCGGTAGCATCACTTGTAATCATTATAACACGACCATTGTACTCTTTAATCTTTTCCTCTAATGTATTTACAGGCAAGTCTGCTGTCTGTAATATTTCAATATTATTCGGAACTTGATAATCACCAATTTGGCTTTTTGTTTGTACAGGTTGTGCGACAAAAGTATTTGGATCTACCTCTACAGCTTCCGATGTTGAATAAGGCTCAGATTCTAATAATTCATTAAACGGACCGCTATCTACAGTTTCTCCCCTTGAGATTTTCTTACCAAGAGTTTCAAAGAACTCTAATACTTCTTCCGCAGAAGATGTATCGCTGATTGGAGTTATGCCTAATGCCTTTAATTGAGGATTGCTTAAAATAAAGTTATTGATGAACTCAGCAATCTTTTGAAGTATGCTCTTGTTCTCGGGTTTATTTACATCCAATTCAGCAACAAGACCTGCAAGTTCGGATAGATACTCCTCTGCTCGATCTTCGCTAGTAAAGCCTTTTTCATCAGTATATTTTTCAGCAAGTTTTTCAGCCTCAGCACCCCATGTAGTTTCTACTTCGTTACCATCTTTATCTTTGATGATCATCTTTCTATCCTTGGCAATGTCCTTCAACTTATCCTTAAAGTTGCTAAATACTTTTCCGTCTCCCTTAAACATTTTAAGGAGGGCAGCGTGAGTAACCTCGTGAGCAATTGTTCTTGCGTTAGCTCTATTTAAGTTAATGTGTACAGCACCTTGGATGTTTCCGTCCGCTGAAGGTTTGTATACGAACTGACCACGACTATTCACAGTACCGCCCAAAGTGTTCATGGCGTTGTTGTACGACTCATCGCTCTCGTGGAGGACGATGTTCATATTAGGGAAGAGAGACTTGAGTGCCTTAACTGCACGAGATGCTTGGGCAACGATCTTACCCTTCTTTGGATCTTGGGCAGTTCTTTTCTGCAATTCATTCATAGACTGAGATCCGGCAACTATGCCCATGTTTTCAGTCTCTTTGATAGCAGTATCAAACTCTTCGTCTGTAGGCTCTTTCTGTACTTCCTCTTGTTGAGTTTGTTCTTGAACAGGTTGCGTAACTCGACTCTCTACATTGTAACCAAGTTTTGCTAACTCTTGTTTAGCATTCTCGATGGCGGCATCTTTTTTAGATTGACCACCTCTTTTAGGAGCGTTGATAGTAAGAGTTCCGTCCTCGTTTAAATTGATAACGGTGCCTGTTGATTGCTGAACCTGATCGATATCTGTCTGCATCGCCTGTGGTTCTTTCTGTTCCTTTGGCGTTGCTATAATTTCTTCCTTCCCACCTTCTTGGGTAGTATCTTTCCCTTCGAGGACTGGTTCCACTCCTTTACGTTCACTCCCTGCTTCTCCAGTTTCTTGCGGTTGGCGTTGAAGAACTTCTCCTGTGCCTGGCTCTTGTATGGCATTTTCTTGTGTTTTAGTATTTGTTTTTTCAATTAATTCAACAATCTTAGGAGTGTTCTCAGTCTGTTCCTCTGTTGTGGTATACTCATCAAATTGCATTCCCGAGACCTTGCCTTCGGCATTAACTTGAAATGCTGTTACCCCCAATTCTTTTAATTGATTATTCAATTCATTTCTTTGGTCCACTCTCTCTTGAGAAACTTCAAATAGTTTATTTAACTCTTCTTGAGTACCCTTGATATCTTCTTGTAATTTAATATCTGTTATCCCTTTTGTTTGAAGAGACTTATCAGCGTTCATCATTTCTGTAAGGTTGATGTTAGCGTTTAATATTTCTCCTTTCGCTACATCATCAAACTCTTGGAACTTAGGATTAGATGCCATTTCATCGTATCTATCCTTAATATTTTTAACTTGTTTATACGCATCAGATTCTTTAAACCCTTCATTTTCCGCGCTTACTATACTAACCGCCTCATCAAAGTTTTGAGCAATAGATAATTGAGCTTGTTTACCTACAAGGTTGGTGCTTTTTTCTTGAATTAATGTTTTTAAAACACTACCTCCTGAGGTAAATACTCCTGTTATACCACCTAAACCAACAGTAGTAAAAAAATCTTTTGTGGTAGAACCAAAATTACCTGTTTTAGGGTCTATAAATTCATTTTCTCTAACACCAGCCGCTGACATTACTCCTTGTTCAACTATAAACGTACCACCCTCTTCACTACCCTCTTGAGCAAATCCTGTGCCTACATTAACAATAGACTTTCCAGTTGTTTTCCAAAATCCATTTAATAATTGCTTTGTGATTTGTTGGGGAGACAGGCCATTTTTAATACCTTCTGAAACTATTTTTTGAACAGCACTTTTCATAGCGAGTCTTTCAAACTCAGGTAGTTCAGGAAACAAGCTCTCCATCCATGATGTTGCTGCTCCTAGCATAGAGCCGCCAAGTAAGGCTATTGCTGGATCATATCCAGCATCTTCAAATTCTTTTGTGTAGTTACCTACAGCTAAAGTGGTGAAAAATGCAGTTGTTTGACTTGTTAATGTTGTTTTAGCGGCTGCTTTTAAACCTTGAGTTTTTGCAATTTGAAAAAAACCTCCGCTACCACCACCTGCCCAAGATGCGAGTATATAAGGTGCTATACTTCCTAAAGACCCTACAAGCCATTTAGCCCCCCATTCTTCGTAAGCTGGATTAACTGTCTCACGACCAATCCTTTCCATTTTATTTCCATACATAACTTTTGTGTTGTCCACAGCAGTCCATGTATTAGGATCATCACTCAAAAAAGTTTCACCAGGCACTACAAAAGAAGATAAATATTCTCCTGTTAGTAAAGTACTTCCACCCATGTTTTTTACAGTTCCCCAAGCACCTTTACCAAACGCTTCAACCCAAGTATCATTTTCAGCTTCTATTTTTTCAGCAGTTTCTACATTGTCTTCATATGTGTTCAACATGGTAAATTCACCTAGTTCTCCCCTATCTTTTCTTGCTCCTGTCACCCACGAGTATGGTCTTCCTGTCTTTGGGTCAATGGTCATTTCTCTATTTAAGTCATAACCCTCAATAAGTTCTAGTGTTGGAGATAGATCTTGTAATAATTTAACGTCTTTGTCAGATCCGAATCTACTTAATTCGCTATCAATGGTAATCATCTCATTGTAAGCGTCTCTCGTCTCATCTGAATACTTTTGTACAACCTCAAGTACAGGACTAAACTCATTCATCTTCAACTTAACTTCTTCTCTCTTTTGAAGAAGAGCCTCAACTTCACCTCTTATTTTTTCTCCTGCCGCAAAATCAGCCTCGTCTTTAAAAACTTTTTGGCCATTCTCCTCAACCAACATTGCGTTGTATTGATTAGTCTTCTCTTCAATTTGCTTGTCAATAGCAGTCATTTCAGTCACAACAGCTTTTGCACCTTTCACAGAGTTTTTTACAGCAGCGTCATCTGGAATATTGTTTCTTTTTTTAGACTCTTCTACTTTACTAGCAAGTTCTTTTTTCCTTCCGTTTAATGTTCTAGCGTCATTAGAAATACCCTTCTCTTGTAAGTTCATAGAACTCATCCCTGCTAATGACTTATAATACCCTGTATATTCGCTATTAGCGTATTCAATCATATTTCTAGCAAACCTTGCATTTGCTATATTAACATCAGCACTATAATTTTCCTCTGCTGTTTTTGTCAATCCATATATCCCAGCCTCATCTTCATATCCTGTAGCGTAATCAGAAATACCTGCTGATTCTAAACCTTGGTTCTTAATCTTTCTTAACCTCTCCACGTCCTCATATCTGAACTTAGGATTTCCTTTCTCAATCTGGTTCATAATAGCAAGTTCCGCTAAATGAAATTGAGCATCCCTTTTTGCCATATTATACAATCTTTCCGCTTCTGCTCTTTTAGCTTCATTGAATTTTTTTGTGTACTCTTCCCTTGTCTCTTCAGCAAATGGACTTAACTCCTTTTCAAATCCTTTAGCTTGAAGACCGTCTGCTATTATTTTAGGATTGAAATCCTTTAGGTAGTCAAGTTCTATCTTAGCAAGAATTTGCTCTTTGTTCCCATCTAAAAGTAATTCGCTAATAGGAATTTGGTATTTCTCTAAGATGTCATTTGTCCAACTGCTGTTGTAAGGAGAGTTTCTAAATGACTCGTCTGCCTTTGTTACATAAGTAGTATTTGCAACAGCTTGTTCTGCAATTCTATACGTCTCAATATCCTCTTGTCTTTTTCTTGCTCTTTCTTTTAAATACTCACTTGCTCTTATTGTAGCGGCCTCAACATCACTAACTTTTTCTTTGGTATAGTCAACTACCTTCTCGAAAAAAGTTCTATCTTTTTCTTCCCCTTCTTTAATTTCTATTTGAGGATAAAATAATGTAGGGCTTCTATTTGTTTTTTCTAAATGTGCGTTGTAATTAATATTTATATCTTCAGCAACCTCTTGGCCTCCTATTGTAGGCTTATAACCACTTACAGTTAAAGTCGCTCTTTTTAAATCTTCCCAATCTTGATCATTTCCGTTGTAATCATCAAAACCCATACCCCCTTCTATTCTATTTGAAACCCACTCTCTGTAAGTAGCACTATCTATTGGGACTTCTACTAATGTACCTCTAGACCCTGGGTCATTTTCTTTTTTCCAAATCATTTCAATAGTACCCTTTTCCGAGTTAGTCTTTATGCCGTATACTCTTGTTTTTCTTAGGTCTTCATACGCCCCATCACGACTTGTAAATTCTATTCCTGTCTCGGCAGTAATTTGATTAGCGGTCTTTCGCTTCATCTTCTTTTCTTTCGGCTCTTTGTCTTTGTCTTTATCCGTATCTACATCTTCCTGAGCGTCCAAAGTATTTTCCACCTCATCTTCGTCCATAGAAAATGCAGCCGTCCCTAAAGCGATATCTTTAGACATAGCCATAAAGGGGTGGTCTGTTAATTTCTTCTTTAAGTTTTTGGCTAAATTGGTAATCTTAGAAACAGGATGGTCCGTATCATCTTGTGTTGGAGCAACTTGATTTTGAATAGGGTCAACAACATTTTGGGTTTGATCGTTTGAGATAGGATTAACTCCCACAGCAGAAATAGGCATCTCAATTTCGGGAGATTGAGTTGCTATCGAGAATTGATTTATATCAAGCTCGTTAATGTTAAGAGGCTCTTCTACAGGCTCAGTACCAACCGTCTGGATTGGCTCTGTAACTTCGCTTGGCTGCTCCGACTCCTGCTGAGATAGCGCAGCAGATTCGACCATAGACTCCTCTTTTTTTTTTAATCCCTCGTAAGCGTTTGTGTCATAGCCGTTTCTACTTAAAACGTCATCTACCTTCGCTGCGTATTCAGGATCTTCCATTTTAGATTGGAAATCCTCAAATGTAGCAGGAGCCTTTATTCTATCGTCAGCTTGTAATTCGTTAAAGAGGTCTTGTAAGGTTGCCATATTAAAATTGTATGTACAAATATACAAATTTCATCTAATAGGTAACCCTTATTTTTTTAACGATTTATTTCCCCTCTATATTGTTTACAAGATACTGGTCTATAAATGATTGGTAATTTACACCTAAAGAACCTTCTAGGGCTTGTCTATTTCCTTGGCCGTAAGTAACAAACGGATGGGTTAATTTTTTACCTCCCTTGTAAAAATTTTGAGACAATCCTCCAGCGTTTAATATAACGTGACCCATTGAATTTCCTTTCTCGTCAACTAAGTCTACCCACACGTTACCCAACTGGTCTTCATATATCCATGCAGGCTTACCTTGTGTACTTTTACCCTTTTCATCTGTAAATGATTTTCCAGCAAAAGCTTGAGCAAACTTATCGTTAGGGTCTACCTTAACAGCTTTTTTATGAGAAGATTGCAATCTCCATAATTCGGAAGATGGTATTAATATACCTTGCCCTACAGCATTTGGATTTTTAAAAGCATAGTCCCCTAAACCGTAGTCAGTAGGATTATCACTACCATTTTTCACCTCTAAGAATGGATCTCTGTCGTTATCACCTGCCGAAAAGAATAAATTACCTTCGTTTGCAAGTTTATTTACATCTACTGTAAGTTGAGTTGTAGCTAGAGGAGTAGTTGTAATAACATCTGCTTTTGATGGAGTGCTTCCACCACCTACATTTTGACTCATGCTTATAGAAGTTCTAGAAGCCTGCTCTTTACTTTCTCTCATCAATCTCTCATTTTCAATTCTCTCATCTAAAAATTCTGCAAAAGAATTTTGACCAAAACCTTCTTCTTTTTTATTATGCCTAACTTCCCATTGTTTTAGAGCAATTTTATACCCATCTTTAGACGCTAGCAGTAAAGGAATTTGTTTTAATTTCTCCTTAAAAATGTTTTGATAATCAACTGAATCTTTATCTATATCAGTAATTTCCTTGTCTGTTGCAGCATCATCAATTTCTTCATTTATCCAATCGTTATACGGAAAATCTCTTAAAAGTGTAGGGTCAAAATTTTGAGTAGCAGCCAACTTATCATCCGGTGTTTTAGCGTTGTTGTAATCATCCATTACCGCAAATACCATCTCTGGATCAACACCGTATTGAGGGTTGTCAACTTTGTTTCTAAATTCTTGTTTTTTCGTTTCCGCAAGAGCAGCGGTATCGGCCTCATCTTTAATTTGATTTTCCCACACACTATATGCTTGACCTTCTGGAGTAGATATGCTTGCTATATCACCTCCTGCGGCTGTAATCGCGGCAAAAGTTTCAAGTCCCTCTTTGTATTTTCCAGATATATGCTCCTTCATTTTAGGGTCAACTACCTTTCCGTAATCAAATCCCTTGAGTTTAGCCATCTGCTTCTCTTGGTTAACCCTTTGTTTTTCGGAGGCTTTTGCAATAGCTTCTATTTGTACCGATTTATCCTTAATCTGATGCACATAAGCTGCGCCTGTCCCTACTTGTCCTTGCGGTACATATAATCCTGGTGTTAATGCCATCTTTTTACGTTGTTGGAGGGTTTTGATTTTTTTTCGCCATCTCTTCTAAAATCTTCATTATAAGCTCATTATCTTTTGCTTGGCCTTGTGATAGGGCTTGATTTGCTGCTGCGGTGGATGACATATCAACACCTGCGCTTACACCACCTCCGATGTTTTGAAGACCTGCTTGCTTCATTGCAGCAATCTCTTCCACCTTTTGAGTGTACGGGTTCATTTGATTAACTTGGAACGCTTGGTCTGCGTATTGTTGGAGACCTGCCTTTCCTTGTAGGTAATTCTGTTGGAGAACCAACTTCTGTTGAGCAGCGTTTGCAAGTAGGTCAGCAACAGTTTGTTGAGTACCTGCACCTGCCTGAACCAAAGCACCTAAACCTGCTGCTCCTGATGGAGCCATGTTGGCAATACTCTGAGTTGTGTTGGCTAAACTTTGGTTTGCTCCCTGCATCTGTTGAGCAAGTCCTGGAGCTTCTCCTTGAGCTAAGGCAAGTTGACCTTGGTTAGCTGCTTTTGCCTCTGTATAATCGTAAACTGGTCTGTCTCCAAGTTTCTTTTGGAGTTGCTTCGCTTTAATAAGTTGATATGTACCCATACCTAGTGTGCCTGCTATTTCAGCCGCTTGTAAGTACGGGTTTGCTTTTGCTAATCCTTCCATTCCTGCCATAACTCAAATTTTAATCAAATATACAAATTTTTATTGGAGTAAAGGTTCAGATGGGACAAAGTTGACATTTGCTGAGAACAAAATCATCTTGTTTGATGAATCTGAGTTCGTTAAGCTGTGTTTCAAAACGTATCCTCTCAATTCTCTTCCGTTTATTCTTTTCAAAACTCCTAATATATACGGATTTGGATCACTTAAGTCTCTGAAGTATTTAGAGACATAGTAAGACTCTTGGTTCCTAAAGTTATTAATCAGTATATTAGAAACCATTCCTGTGATAGGGTATTGGACTGTGATAGGGTATTGGTTTGTTGGAGGAACGCTTACTCCTACACTAAACGGCATATTCGACTGGGTCATGAAGGTTAAGAACCTTTTAACTATTGTCGGATTTGAGTTGAATAAAAAGTCAATCTGCTGCACACGACCTTCGTTAAAGAAATTCAACTCACCGCCCCCATCTTCCTCGTACAACTTACCCATATTTATTGTTGGATTTCCCCCAACAGTATAAGCTCTATTACCAAACTGAGTTGCCCACAATACAGGTTGGAACATATAAGAGGACCATCTCTGTCTGTTGAAAGAGTATACAATGTTTTGACCATTAAGTTCCGCGTTTGGATATACAGTTATTATACCTTCAGATTTCCTCTCATTAGTTGAGAAAGTTTCCTGGACAGTAATATCTGTGTTTCCACCACCAAATGTGGCAATTGCAACTGTGTAAGTGCCGTTGTTCCCTGGGTAAAATGCCCCTGTTACAGTAAAGACAGTTCCCTCTGAGAAATATGACACATAGTTACCAGCTAAACTAATAAAATTGGGTAAAACAATGTCGTAGCCTTCAAACTGTATGCTATTAGGAATTACATCCAAATTAGTTCCTGAATATAAAACATACTCCCCATTTGAACGATTGATATGAGAAACAATATTTATAGGTAGGCCACCTAACTCATAATCTCTGATATCATTAGTAAAGGTACGAATGCCTACAGAGAACTTATGAGGTCCATCGCACACATTAACTAAACCACCTTGAGTTGCTTGAACAACTGCTGCGTTGTAGAAGTCGTAGAAGAATACATTATTCTCAACCTTAGCCACAGATCCTGGGTGGATACATCCGTAGTCATCATCGTGAGGACGAACACCTGCAAATGTTTTGTCAGAGAGGATTACATTATTTGTTCCATCTCCATTAAGAGCAAATGCCTTTTGGATGTAGACGGAAGATATCTTTTTGTCTTGGAAAGCCTTGAGAGTGTCTCCAATTTGCATTAACTTGTTTATACCTCCATGCTCATCTTTTAGCACTACATTATTGAAAAACTCTATTCGGCTAAGTCCGTTAATTTGAGTATTGTCAATAAGTGCGTTGGTATGATAAATAGATGCTTTCAAGTGTTGCTGTTTTGCAAATGGAGAAAATAAACCTAAACGACCTTTATTGTTCCAATTAGATGTGTAAAAGTCAGAGTAGTGAGGGTCTTCACAAAACCAACCTGCAACGTTATCGTTAGCGTCTCGAATATTTGCAGAGCCTCCTAGATATTTATAACCTGTAGACATTACCCTTTGACGAATGTAAACATCACCACAATTTAAATAAACTTCCCCTTCACTCGTGTCGTAAACTTGGTTTACATCACCACCATGAGACCTCTCTGATGTATGTGGATTTAGAACAGGAAATTCTACACCTACCTCATACCAAGGGTCATTTGAACTTTCTGCCTTTGGAGTATAAATCTCAATTTGAAATCCCCCTGTGCAAATAGCCCTATTAGAGTCACTTCCACTAAATACTAAATATTGACCTAATAAGTTTGCGTCAAAATTATTAACAGTTACAGTTTCGGCAAGTGAAGAACTTCCAGGGTTGTATTCTAAAACATTTAACTCTTGTTCTAAATTAGATTCCTGCGTTACATATGAAGGGTAATATTGCGACTGGTCGTAATCTGAACCTGAAGCGTTAGCAATTGAATAAGAACTTGAATTCGCAGCTATAAATATAGATGCAAGTGGGACGGCTCCCGTAAGAACTATATCTACATAAAATATAATAATTTGACCTGAAGATACTGATATTATTGTTTGTCCTGTTATATTAGAAAACACAAACACATTAGACGTGTTTGTAATAGAAGCGGAAGCAATAGCTGTAAATGTGGCTGAAGTTGTGTTATAAGCGTATATAGTTGCTGTTGCTCCAGAAGCTGTAGGACCAAAAGAAGCTATTACATTTGTACTTACATTAAAATTATAATTTCCTGAAGAAGGTGCGGTAAAAACACCACTCGACATAGTTGATCCAGGATCATACGTTTCTGAAATATATGAAGATAAATTGAGTCGATATTGATTAGTAAAAGGAATATATTGAGGCACGCTAACACTACCAAAATTTGCTGTAAAAAGATTTATATTAAGATAATCTCTTTCAAACAAAGCTCTTTGCCTAACGAAACGAACAAAGTCTCCTTTTGATGGAGTTTGATTAATTGATGCTCCTAAAATATTACCCTTATAGTAACTATCTAAAACAAGTTGAACAGTTGAATCAGGATTAAAAACAACTTCTTTAACAGACCTTTGCTGAAAATTTGAAATATTTGTAGAGGGTTTGTATAATATCTGATAAGTATCTGCCCACATTGGTGGTTGATATGTAGGAGAGATTAACAAATTTATATTACTGAAATATGGCTTTCTATTCAAGCCGATAGGTTGGTTTAGTTGATTGTCAGTATAATCTGTATTAAAAGGAACGTACACATCCCCAGCAGGGACTGTTAAAACTGTTCCGTCTCTATTTGCCCTGTCGTAATATTGAAAAGCAAACTCATGTTTTGCTCCTGACTTAAATGTTCGGGTGGCTTTATTTTCACGAAAAACTATAACTAAACCATTAGTAGTTTGAGTTGACTGCGCTTGTGTTCTATTATACCAAGTTTTTCCTACTACTTTTAAAGATGGCCAAGCTACAGATGGGAACGGACCGGTTGCTGACCCAGGAGCCTCAACTGTTGATGATATACCAAAAGTTAATAAATAAGATTGAAGAAGAACACACAACTGAGTTAATTTCAACAAATCGGTTGTGTAAATAGTCGGGTCAATATATGGAACTGTAAAGTAAATTGTAGGGTTAGGAGCTATTATATTTGCCGAAGATGTGCTATAATTTTTTAACTGAAGTGTTATTATATCTCCAGGTTGAAATCTGTATTTAATAAAAGAATCAGCAATAGGATTAAAATAGATATAAAAACCTCTTTTGGCAAGAGGGGTTGAAGGATTCCAATCGTTAAAAAAAGAAGCTAGTGGATATGTAAACGCTGTATTTTGAATTGGGTAATTCTGAACAGAAAAAGCAACATCACTGTCGGTTATTTCCTGCTTATCATACCCCTCTACATAATTACCTATCGCAAACTCATTAGAGGGCAAATACTCAATTGTTTTTGCAATCTGAGGCACTAGGTCGTAGTTTCTTTCAGAGTTGCTTATTGCAGGCCCAGAGGTCTCATTTTTAAAGTTAATTACTTCCGCTGAGTAGTCGGACCAACCTAATTGAATTTTATCGTATTCCTTATATAAAAAAAACTCTCCTGTGTTTCCGATACGATACGCCACACGAATTAATCGAACTATAGAAGATCCTGTGCTTATATCTAAGCGGATAGTGTTATCAACATACGGATCGATGTTAACTGTCTGATTAATATATTCGGATGCGGTAGGTAAAGTCATCTCTGAGATTGGAGACCAAGCCGACTCCTCGTTATCGTCATACACATACTGATAGCGAAACTGAAATAATTTATTCTTTAGATTATTGGAGTTCTCTGTTGTGTCTGAATCGTATACAAATGTCGGAGAGAATAGAGGTGGATGTTTAATCCAATCTAAGTTATTAAAAGTAATTTCAGAATATCCAAGAGGAGAAGTTCCTCCGGATTCTGTATACCTAATTGCCTTAGCAATATTTATTTTTCTAGGAGGATTAAAGTCATTATCTGCATACTGACCAAAATAATTGTCCGTCCAATACAGCAAGTTGTTCACAACAGACGCGTGATAGATTTGATTACTCTTCTTGAAGTTTAATAAAACGTCTTGTAGTATCAATTCGTATGAAAAATTTTCAACGTAGTATCTCCATATGGAATGGTCACCATTCTCATTCCATATAAATAAGATTAGTGCCTTACTCTCTACATCTTCACAAGACCCAATTATAACATTAACACCTGCGGCAAGGTCAGTATTTTGTTGGAGAGTGTTCCCAGTCATTGACTGTATTGCTCCCTCCATAGGAGTGTTTACACCATAGTTACGAGAATAAGCTGCGTATCTATAATCCCCATTAGGTATAAGACGATCTTCATCGTCTGTGTTCATACCTCCGTTAAAAAACACTCCTTCTTGATACATATATTATCGTAGTTTTAGTCCTGGAGCAGAGTAGTACGCATCCAAAATCTCATCAATTGTATTACCTTGAGCCATTGCTGCTTCAGCCATAGACTCGGTATAAATACGCTCCCTGTTTTGAGAGTTTACCGGATACTTCTGAGGTTCAAATTCAGCTAGTTGCCAAATGATATAGTTCCTCATTGGCTCTAAATAATATGGCGGCACAAGAGTTTGGGAATTAACATCTATCCCTGTACTTAAATACTCTAATACAACATCCCCACCATCCACTCCGTTACTTAACTGAATGAAAGTATTAGTAGGGTCAATTCTGTAATAAGCCTGATTAAAGCCACCTCCCAACGCAAACAAAGCAGGGTAATAAGTTCCCCTCCAAGTATGGTTAATAAAGAAAACGCCTTGGTTAGTAGATGCCTCATCGTTATTTACTTGTTCAAAATTTGTGGCCTGCATTGTGGTAGGTATGTTCATATTCACATCCAAACCTAAAGTTATTAATCTTCCTCCGTAATTTAAAGCAATCTTTGAATACCTCATATAGTCGGCAGGTAGAGGGGCCTGCATTAAACTATTCACTCGCAAGTGAGCAACCTTCATGCAAGGGAATGGAGTTGTGCCTCTAACAACCTCTGTCATCCACTCTATAGCAATCTGTTCTACACGAGGAATTTCAGCGGTCTGTCCCTTCACCCTATTCAGAGATGATTGAACAACATATTCAATATTTTTAATTGGAGTACCTTCCATTATACAGAGTAGTTAGCAGGTCTTGGATTTCCATCCTCAACCGTATTGTTAATAACTTCTTCAGGACGAACATCTGTTGATCTAATCAATTCAACAACTCTTGCAAAGATAGGACCTATCGTTGTTGGCATCACAACCTCATCGTCTTCTGAAGAATCTAAAAAAGACGGGATGATATAAAATGTTATGTTATCAGAGAGAGGCTCAGATGTCCAGTTGACTTGTTTGCCTCTAACATAAAACTCAGGCTTTATCATGTTCTTGATTGTCTTCAAAAAAATGTTCTGATCCTCGGTTTGACGAGCAAAGTAGTTATTGCAACAGTCATCAGTTGCGTACTTCACGCTTTTATTCCCTGCAATAGGAGATACTGGTAAAGTGCTTGTGTACTTACCATAAGCGCAAGTAACTCCAACGGTATAAGGAACTGCCATGTTTTGGGTCAGTTCATTATCAGCAGTTGAAGCCTCTTGGAACACGATGTCCAAAAGGGCCGCAATGGTGTTGTACTTATAACGACCTAAAATATCGTTAGGAACATCGCCCGAAGCAAGACGCTCCTGTATTAATTCTATCAGTTGTCTTTTCGTCATGGCGTTAATCCTTTTTCAAGTTCTATAACTGCGAGTGAATTAAGGTCCTTGAGATTAATCATGAAGTATTTAGTCAACTCGTTTATAATGTCATTAATAACATCATTGTAATATTCAAACTCAACGCTAATACTATCATCACCTGGTGAAAAATTTGGGTTGCAAGTTAAAGTAGCGGTGTTTTCATGAGTCGTTCCCGGTGGTAAATAATACGGCATTCCCGAATCTGTGATGATATCGTAGTCAAACACAGGAGTGTTTGGGAATCTAACATAAGTCAAATTAATTGTCTGAATGCCTTGAGGTCTAACTAGAATCTTTTCGTTCTGAATAGTCGCAAGTGGTCTAGCTAAACTTGGTGAGAACAGAGAGGTTGAAAGTCTGTAAGAAAAGTCCTTGTTCGACACCATCTCAATATGACGATAAATCTGATTAGATCCGGTTGGAGTATTCTCATAGTCGTAACGACTCGCTCTTCCGTATCTTAAATAATCAGAAGGAAGAATACCGTATCCATAAGAGTCAAGGGGAAGTGGAGTAATTCCGTTGTCCCCAAGTGTAACTATGAAGGGACGAAGGTTGTCGGTAATCTCCTGGTTCTCTTCGTACACTTCCATGAAGTCATTAATCTTATCTATGTTGACATACGCAATAGCCTCGTTATAAATATCGGGGGTAATAAGGTTGCCATAAGCATCCTTACCTATCTTGTTGTAAACTTGATTTAGTATGTCGTTAAGATTCATAATCTTCTATTAGTTATAAACTCTAATTTCAAAAGCGTTGTTATTTAACACATCATCAAGACCCCCTGTCCTCACATATATATAGTCATTATCAAATCTGTAGGCATTTATAATTACACTCGTATTGTTTGTCGAATTAATTCTAACAAAAGTTTTATTAGCAGGAAACGCCCCAGGCAAATAACCGTAATAATCACCAAGGCCATCGTATTCCCAATCAATATCACCTAATGTATTTTCGAAAATAATTGCACTAGGATTATTATCATCTGTTTGACTTAATAAGGCTATATAATACTTGTAACCCGTTTCGCTCGATGTATTGTTAACCCATGTCGGAGTGGTATCCTCTCCACTACAACCACAAGAAGTATCGCAACTACAACTAGAACCACTACAACCGCAAGAACCACCGCAAGAAGAATGCGACTGGCCAAGAAGAGAAGTAATCTTATCAGCGTATGCAGATGCCGCAAGAGGATCTCCGCAAGATCTTTCAATTTGATATTGGGTGTAGTAAGCATTTGCTAAAGTTAATTCTTGAGCGTAACGAGGAGTTGTTGAACCACAAGCCACATCAGCCGCATATGCTGAAGTAATTTGGTCAAGAGCATCGTTAACGCTACATAGTTGAGAGTTACACGCTACGCTGTGGTTTAATGTTTTCTTTAACTGATACAATATAACAAGACCATCGTCTTGAGTGATGCTAAGGTTTACAGTCAAAATGGCTGTCCACATTCCAGTTGCCAATGTGTTAACTACAAGAGTTGCTGCTGTGGTTGTTTCAATGTATGGAGCGACTGGAGCAGGTGTAAGTCCGTTAGGGAAATACAACTGAATGCTGCGAGAGTCAATCGTGTAGTTTCCGTAATTTGTTGAGTCAACTGCTGTGATTTGTCCGTTAGGATAGAAATTGCAATCGTTACTTACATTAAATTCTAAACAAGTAACTTCAGATCCTAAGTAATTATATAAACCCGAAAGAACCTCGTAGTCTAGATACCCTTCTCCGTCCCATAGATATGCAACGTAAATAGAATTTGCCGCATTATACACTCCGTCAAAAATAAGATATAAGACACTAGGGTCCCCAACAAGAGGTAAAACAGAGACAATAGATATTGTATTGTTTAAAATATTTGGTTCAGTTGTATAATAATACAAGTATGACCCCTGAACAATATTTCCACTTGTGTCAACAGGAAGGTTATACTCAGCAGATTGTGTTGACGCTGTGATAAATGAGTTTGGAGTAGCTGATTTATTTAAAATAAGATTCCCAGCAGGGTCAAAAACCTTTGCGTAAAGAGTATCTACTGTAGACGCAATACCAATATATTTTTTGGTAGGTATATTAAACTGAAGGTAAGAAGTAGTAGGCATTTTCTTGTAATTTATACACAAAGATAAAAAAAATAGGGTACAAAAGTACCCCATTTCAGATTATTTGTATCTTTTGTTTAAGACAAAGCTTTCTTCAATTGAGCGTATAACTTTTTTTCCTTAGAAACATACGCAATCAAGAGTCCTTTTGCGTCAAATGGAATGTCAGCAACAATAGTTTCTTTGCCATTAATCACCATAAGTACCTGGTCTCCATCCTCATTAGACTTCAACAAACCTGTTGAGATTGCCTTTTCTACGAGAGAAGTAACATCTTCATCCACAGCATCTTTATCAAATTGTGAAATCAAAAACTTTTTGAACTCGGCATTTGTATCCATAGTTCCGAATATTTTTGCCAATATGATATCATTTGTGTCATCCTCTTCAATAACCATAAATGTTTTAGCAAAAGAAAGTAACTTATCTTTTGGCATCTCACCTAAAGCAACTTTAGTTTTTGCCTCTGACATAGTTGTGCTAGTCTTCTGCTCAACAATTTTGTGTTGGATAATGAATTGAAATGGAGAAGATGTTTGACCAACTTTTCCGTTTTTAAATAGTCTGCTGAAGTTGTAGCAGAACCAAAGAAGTTCCATGTCCTCACCCGGTTTAAACACAAAAGAATGGTCTAATACAATGTGGTTATCTTCAAAGTAAGAAGATCCATCACCACGATATCTTGCAGGAAGATACGAGAAACGTATTTCTCTTTGTTCTCCTGTGTTGTAATCAATCCATGTGTTAGAAAGATTTATACTAAACGTAGGTTTTGAAAACACATACGGAGAGGCTGGATTGTTTGTTTCAATTTTTTGAACAACACCTGCGTTGTAAGTAATACGAACAGGTTTTTTCTTATTCATGTACTCTGGAAAAACCGAGGTCAACTCGTCAATATCCTCCTGATCTAAAACGAATTTTTGGCCATCTTGAAATAGCATAGTTGTAAATTTATTATTGTTATTTTTTTGTGTGTGTCTTTGTAATTAGGGGGGAGAGTTTCCCCTCCCCCTTTCATTACAGTATAAGATAACCTAAGATTAGGCTGTGATACGAGTGAATTGCTCCAATGTGAAGAAGTCAAATCCAAGATCAGATGACAAGTATAGACGAGCAACGTCACTTGGTCCAATCTTACGAGCAGAAGCACGTCCATCGTCTGTGATTTCCATGAAGCGGCTATATCCGTCCATCTCCTTGTAAACCAACTCGATACGATTGCGAAGAACTCCTTCAGCGTCTTGAACTTTGTTCAATGGAATAATCCATCCACGCTTACGAAGAGGTGCAGAAGTACCATAGTTAGCAGCAGTAGTTGCAGGGTCTTGCATGAAACGAGCTTGTTTCAAAGCAAAGTTGTAACCGTCAACATTAAGTGCCTGCCAAGAGAAACTAGAGAATAAAGTCTCAGTTTGCTCCATGTTACCACCGAAGAACACGTCAGCCATGTTTTGAGTAGTAGCGTTAACCAAGTTAGCGTTCTGATAGCTGTTAGCAGACATATTGTTCAAGCTAGTGTTTAAGCTGCTGTACAATTCATTAGTCAACCAAGCCAAGAACAAGTTACTTGAATATCTACGGCTCATTACGTTAGCAATAGTGCGTAAGTCAGCAACTTCAAAGTTTGCTCCACTTGCGTGAGAATAACCACGAGAAGCAATCTCGTTGTCAAGACCTGAGAATGTTTGAGGAACACCTGAGTTAGTCGCAGAAGTTCCGAAAATCATTGACAAAGCGATTTGCTTAATCAAACGATATTCAGCCTCATCTTGACCTTCGTAGAAGAATCCGTTCATTTTCTTAGTCTTACCCTCACCATACTCAACTTCCATCCACTGTGGGGCGTTAGTTTTTTGAGTACCAGAAAGTTGGTAAGTCTCTTTGAAGATTTGAGTCTTCCAGTTGTACTTAGTCCAGAAAGATTGAGAAGATAATGGTTGGTCTGAACCTTCTTCCCATGCAGAACCAACTACAACAAATATATCACCTACAGCAACTGTATCAACTGTTCCAGATAAAACTGGCTTGACAGTTACAGTAACTCCAGATACACCTGTAACTAAGTATTGTGGTAAGTTAGCATTGCTTGTGTTCATGATGATTTGACCAGGCTTTGCGTAAGTGTACGTTGTAGTACCTACACCACTTGCTGGTTGCTCAAGATATGGACCTGCGGCATTAGCATTGTTTCCTAAGAAAGTCAATGAGTTTGTTGCACTATTTGGAGCAACACTACCACCTGCAATAGGGTCAGAATCAAAAGAGAACCCTCCAGCAGGAACAGTTCCTTGTGCAGTTGCAGCAACGATAGGAGCGTCATAAAGACCCTTTTCCCAGTGCCATCCTGTAATGTTCTGAACACCACGCTTCATTCCTAATCCCATCAAAAGTTGGAAGTCAGAAAGACCGTTGTCTCCGAATTTGTTTTTAAGTGTACGCAAGTAGTGAGGCACTAATAAGCCTGTCTGATAACTTGCGTCAAAAAGTGATAAGAGGTCTCCATTAAGACCACTCGATGCGGTTATCGCATTATTTGAACCAGTTCCAAAAGCCATTTTGGTAAAGTATTAATTTATAAAAAATGTTATTTTTCCTTTTAAATCTGTCTTTCAAAGTATTGCAACAATTGACTTTTCTCATTACTTCCACCCTGCTTTTCCGGTCTAGCAACAGATGACCCGTTATGAAACTCTTTAACCGATTTTTCAAGGGCCTCCCCTTTAGCGGCTGTAATAAGAGATTTATAAATATTGGCTGCTTCTAAATTTTCTATTCGGCTCCGAACATATGTGTTTATAAGCTCAATACTTTGGTCATCTGGTAAAGATGGATTTGAAGCGATGATATTTGTAATCTCTTTTTGGAGTTGAGTTCGGGTTTCCGCAGACACCTGCGCCTTCACTTTATACCCCTCAAGGTCATACTCCACCTCTTTCAAATCAGTCAGTTTTTCAATTGTAGGCTTCCATTGCTGAACAGCCTTTGCAACAGTCTCTTTAGACTCGTTATATTGGTTACGCAAAGATGCAACAAAATCTTTATTCTGTCCAATATTTTGCAATTTTTCTTCTACTACAGCAATGTTTTTTCCAATCTTCATCTTCATCACCTTTGGAGCGTCATCAAAAGTAACGTCAGCGTAGGTGTTGTTCTCGTCTGCAATTGCCTCACATAGGTCTTCAAAAGACATATTGTTTAATAAGTCAGGCTCTTGAATTACTTGAGCAAGTGCCATGACTTGGATAGGATTTTGTTTAATTTCTTCAGATGTCTTACCTACAAATTTACCTGCAACATCTAGGTCATTAATTCCTGTGTTTCTAATAAATGAGTTAAGTCCTGCAAGTCTTTCGTTTGCAAATGGAGACTCTAATTCTTTAATTAAATTTTCTTGTTGAGAGATAAGAGGCTCATATTCATCATACTTCTTCGCTCTCTCTTCATAGGCAGAATACTTTTCTTTAATAGAATCCATAGATTCAAAGTCACCAAAAATTGCTCTTAGGTCTGACGCTTTAAAGGTAGTATCCTCATTAATTAAAACGTCTCCCATTGGAGCAGGTTCACCACCATCTGTATTTGTTGGTTGAAATGCAGGTGCTTCTTCTCCAGAAGGCATTGGTGTGGGATTCGGGTTATCTACACCTAAAAAACTAAAAATGTTTGTAGGCGTTCCTTGTTCTTGATTTTCCATTATGTGTTGTTTTTGTGTTTATGCGCTTGGTTTGCGGAACTTACCTGTAATTTCAGTACCGGTCTGTTCCTGTAAGTATGCCTCTGCTTTAATCTCTTCGATTGAACCTTGAGTCTCGGCAGCAATAATCATCTGTTTCTCTTTAATTCTAATGTTAGAGAGAGCCGCTTCTGTTTCAATTTCAATTTTAGATTTCATCTGCATTAACTCCATCTCTCCTTTCTGTTTCATTAACTCTAACTCTTGTAAAGATTGAGCCTGTGCTTGTTGGTTCTGAGCAGCCATTTGGTCGTTGTACTGACGCTTCTTACTGCTCTTGTATGTCAAGTACCAAGTCGCTTCTTTTAAACGCCCCTTCTCCAACATTTCAAGAATCATGGTATAGTCAGAGAGTTCAATCTCAGGCATTCCGTTACGACCTACTTTTAAGGCGGTCTCTGCCGCCTCAGCAATTTTAAACTTCTGAGTGGCTGATATTTTATTGCTGAGAGAGATTCCTAACTCATCCAATGTAAAGTCAGCGGCAGGCAATAAGTAATCAATTGAGGTCTTGCCAAATACATCTGCGTAGTAATCTTTCACTTCTGTATCGAAGCGCATAGTTGTCATCGCACGAAGGGCAATGTTCTGACCCATCTTAACCTTCAAGCGTTCTAAGGCTTGTTGTAAAGGCCAAAGCGCATTGTTAGTAGCCTCAACTTCCATCTCAGCAATACCAACTAACTTATCTCCCTTTGGAGGAGACCCAGCCATTGTTGGTGTAATGCCTGTAATCTGTAATAGTTTTTCTACGTCATGTTGGTATGCTAAAATCCATTCAGATAGTTGCTTACCTATACCACCTTCTAGTTCGTCAAAGGTTTTATTTGTGTTTACCTTACCCCCTAAAAGAGAGGATCTGTAAAAGAAATTACCTGTGTGAGAATATACTTGAACGAGGTCAAATGGAGTGTACATTGAACCTGCGATACTATTAATGTTTAACGCCCCAATGTCAATCGCAATACCTTTAGGAGCAGCAGCTAATTTAGCGGCTTGTAATTTAAGGTGATTGATTTGAAGTGAGTCGTAAATAGGTATGGCTGTTTCTGTAATAGCCTTACCCGGTACTCTTTCAAAACGATAAGAGATTTGAGGTTTTTGTTTACTCACTCTCTTCATGTTTTTCTGCTTACCACCTACAGTAATGTTTGCTCCAGGAATGAAATACCCTTCGTAAATAACATGAGCGTCAACAATAACAGTTTTCTTTTTATCTGTATTTACATATTCCCCAAACTTGTCTGAGTAGAATGTGTGAATACCGTCACGATCTTTCTTCTTATAGAACTGAGTGTCTTTTGAAATGTATTCAAACTCAAGAACATCCACAAAGAAATCATCGTAACGCATACGATCTGTGATAGTATCTCTTTGGCAATACCAAGACCATCCGTATCTATCATTTGAATAAGTTAAGTCAAATGCCCATTTGGCAATTCTATTAACTTGTTTTTCTGTATCTTCTTCGGTCCATCCGTTTTGGATGAGCAAGTCTCTAATTTGAGGAATGCTATATTTCTCAAAGTGACCTGCAAAAGGAGTGTTGTCCCCTTGAGACTCATCTGTCCATGCACAAATAAATTTAACTACATCAATGTACTTAACCTTTGCCATTCCTGTATGAGGGTCTGTATAGTCCTTACAAACCATAAAGTTGAAGTTAATTGCATCGTCTTTTAGCTGACGTTCAATCTTTCCCCAATCGCTGTTTGTGAAACCTAACTCAATTAACTTCTCTAAAGTAATTTCTAGGTTTTGTTTAAAACCACCAAGACTTTCAAAAACATCTAACTCACCAGAGTTTTGAGGAACAAACTCTCCTTCACCAACTTGTGGCATTCCTATCTCTTTCATTAGAGGTTCCATCTTTGACTTAACGTAAAGAGTTGCCTTATCTAATGCTTTCTTATTTTTAATCTCCGGGTTAATACAATCAACTTGAATGCGCTGATTATCAGTACCAATAACAGAATGAATAACTCTTTTTAGTTCGGGAGCAATTGAGAAAATCTCAAAGTTCATGTTTGCGTAACCCTTTCTACGAATACGCTGTGCTTGTGCATTTGGACTTGATAAAGATGTTTTCTCCTCCCCTCTCTGAATCCACATATCGATGTACTTCTGTTGGTTTTGTCTTCCCTCAGAGTAGTTTCTTATCTCAAATAAACGAGCGATATCTTGTCTGCCAAAATAGGTTTTGTTATTTTCGTAACGATAAAAAATGGCACGACCGATTTGAGACAACCAGTTGTTGTCTTTCTTTTTAGGATCAATATCATCCTTCGGCCACAAGATTGTATATTCGCTCATACTTTAATAATAATCAAATGTATCAAAAAGTTTTGAATCTATATTCATAGATTGCTCATTTAATTCTACAAATTTAGGGTAAACTGACTTACTTCCCAAAAGTGCGTAGCCTCCAGCAGCAAATAAATCGTATTTTGTCATTTCTTGCTTACCATCAATGTTGGCACACTCCTCTAAAATCTCTATATGATTCTCTCCTTCAACTCCATTTTTGAGGTAATGTTCCCAACTATCAAAGATGTCTTGCTTTGCCGAATTGCTTGAGCCATCCGTTGTAATCCTACCTGGTAATGGTTTTCTGAATCCATTCTCATCCATGTCGTATAAGAGATAGCCTCTCAAACCCCACTCTAAAAATTTCTCATAGAGGAAGGTGATATTCATCTCGGGGTATAGCATTGCTCCAAAGAACATACAAGCCTTTGCCATATCATCACAATACTCTTCCCTTCCCACATCTCTTTGTTTATAAGTGAGGACAAACTTATCTGACGCCCACATTCCTCTTGGCTTAATAAGCAACCCTGTATCTCCGTCAAGATGGTCATCCTTTTTGTAATACATTGCTCCTGCATTGTAGGACTTCTTCTTACCGCTTACCTCATGAGATTCGTACTTGGCAGGGTCAGCTCCCATCACAAACTTGTTCATAACGGTCCAACCTGGCTTCCAAGACTCTAAGTCTGAGTCCCATTCTTTTATGTTTCTTGCCCCTGCTGGGGGAAGATAAGATATGATAAACTTACCCTCATCATCTTCAACTAATTTTACACGAGAACATCTTCCATTTTCCCACTCAAAGTTATATCTGCGAGTTTTATGCTTTTCAAAAGTCAACTCGGTAATTCTTTTTCTTATCTTGAGGACAGGGAAAGATGAGTCTTTCGATGCCGACATGAAACATTCTTTCAAGTTCATTGGAAAGTTTTGCATCTCCTCAATGAGTCCCGTTTGGTCTCCGTTCATTTCAAAAGCTCTTCTCTTGTTTTCAAGATATGTCTTTGCACCCATTGAAACAAACTTACCATCGACATTCTTTGTTGGCTTATCTGGATCTTCAACGATAGAGTTTCCAAACTCGTCAATGAAACCATCCAAACCATCATGTGCAGGAAAGAATAGAGTTAACAATCCTGTCATTGTTTGCCCGTTATCATTCCTTTCGTTAAAACGAGAGCCGAGAATCAGCCTCTTCATCTGATCACCACCACCCTTCTCCATCTCACCTAACGTTGAGGTTAGCAAACCTATGCCGTGTATGTATGGTCCTTGGGCGAGACACTTCATAACAACCCTCCATCTATCCACAACGTTGATGTTGATACCTGCCTTCGGGTCTATCTTTCCAACCTCATCATGGTGAATAAAGTGAAGTTTTTCCATATCATATGCTCTCTCTCCAGATGGTCGGTGGTTTATCCAACCCTCGTGTGGAGGGAGAGAAGTTGTTCCTACGCCACCTGCCGTTCTATTTGCAGGGGCAGTAAATTGTATGGCTTCCTTTGGAACAGAAGATCCTTCAGTCATCAACTTGAAGAAGAAAGGCATCCTTCTCAAACGCTTGGCAATGTGATCCACAAATACTTGAGTGGAGTGGTAGTCCGACATACTCTGTATACCTCCAAATCTTTGGATACCCATTGTTGCCGTTATGTACCAGTTCATAAAACCTGCACGAGAGGTTGCACCCTCTCTTCGGTGTTTAGGGTAAATCACTCCGTAAGCTGTTCTCTCACCTGTATCTATCGTGTACTCGCCTTTTTCTACATAACAGTCAGGATGTTTTTCTTTAAACTCATCCACACTCTTTTGCATATTAAAATAGCGAACATAACTTTTTTTCTTTTCAAGATAAACAACCTTAAACTTATAGAAAGCTTCCTGTGTTGTGTATGCGTACATAACAGTTAAGAACCACTTCCTATCTCTGTCTCTATATTCCGCTAACCCTTTTGTATTCCTTCCGTTACCAATTGGCCAATAGTTCAAGTATGTGTATTGACAACCGGGCATATATGTTGGAGTGCCATTATTAAAAAAGAAGTACCCCTTGTAGTGTCTCTTAATCTGCCTCTTAATCCAATTTATTTCTTTGGAGTAATGGGAAACATCGTTGAATAATTCTTCGTCAATATCTTCCAACTTCACTACATCCTTTGGCTTCATCTGTTTCTTTCTACGAATAACAGACTCTATCTCAACTAATTTAGAGGGCATCTCTTGATAGGTGAACTTCTGCTTTTCGGGAGCAAGTCCGTAACCCTCAACTTTTTTTATTGCCTCATCGTAAGGCAACTTGTAATACTCTTCAAGTGTCGGAACTTTTATTTTTATTGGGTACAAATCCTCGTCATCATTGTTTACAATAATGAATTCCTCTTGTGGTTTATATTTATGTTTTACTTCACGCATCTATCTCTGGGAATACATCTCCTTTTTGTTCAAACTCACGAATATACTCTTCGGGCCTAATGCCTAAAGAGTCTAATAAAGTAAACTCAGTCAACTCTTCCTCTAGCTCTTTACTCTTTTCACCTTGCAGGAATTGAGTCTTTGAAGAGGTAATTTGACTCATGGTCATATTAATAATTTCTCTTCGCGTCTTTTCTGCCTGAACTATTTTAGCTTGAGCAACTTCGTCTTCAGCCTCTAATTTAATCTCTAATTCTGTATAACGCAAGAGAGCCTCTTCCGCAGACTTCCAAACCATGTACTGCTCACCACCCATCAACATAAGGAAGTAGATTGCCCTTCTGTTCACTCCCTTAATTTTCCAGTTGAGCATATCCTTTATCACATCGTCATATGGCGGCTCAAGGTTTAAACATTGCAACGCCCACACTTTTCTTCTCTTCAAGTCAGGAATGCCTTGGCCAGGAGAGCCTAAGTCGTACATATAGATTAAATACCGCATAACGATATCTGGATCTAACTTCTTAGGTAAATCGTTTGCTGCAAATATTATAGAGAACTTAGACAGGTCAGAGAACTCAAAAAGCACAGGTGTGCCTAGTGGTATCTTATGAATTGGGTATTTTAGTTTGTTAAACTCATTGTGTTCAAACTTCATACGCTAAAATTTCATTGTGTCGGATGAGGTGATATTCTTCTTTTAACTTCTTGTTTAGTCCTGCCTCTAGAGGAATTCCAGCACTATCCTTTCCCAATATAATTTTACCTATAGGAGGCAACGCATCCTTTCCGTATGCACGCTCACTTTCAGGAGATGGACCGCCAACGGCAATTATTTCCCATTCATTCTCTTTATACTTCTCGTTATACATTTCAGGAACAATAAGTAAAGATGTCTTAGGGTTCTCAAGAACTCTTTTAATTAAACACCACCCATCTTGCGGAATAAATTCACCATCTCTCATTGTTAAATACACAAGGTCGGGTCTAACTAATAAAACTTCCTGATCACCAACGTCAATAATACGTTTGTTTTTACCTTCGCTATATGCCCCTACAACCTCTCTAATTTCAACATATTTAACAAACACCTCGTCTCCTTTCTTCCACTTACCAAAGTCTTCAAAAACAACGCAGTTGGTGTTGGTCCAGTAGTCAGCCTCCTCAGAAGCTATTCTAATAACCATGTGAATTCTTTTATCTCCAATATCTACCCCATCCGCAAGGTGATCTTTTGATTTCATAACTACTGGCAAATAATTCAAATACTTCATTTTGAAAATATTAAGTGTGTTTTTTGTGTGTGAATTGATGTACTTTTGTACGGCATCATTCTGATGCTTGATTTTTGTTATTGTGTTCTTTATTTGTGTGCAGAAAATGGGGACAACGGTTCCCATTTTTTGTTAGTGATCTCGAACTTGTGTAAACGTGGGAAGCAATAATATTGCCTCTCTACCATTATCTGTCTCATAGGCAGTATCAAATGACAGAATGTAACCACCAATTGGTTTAGGAGGTCTTCCTTTCTCAACGTGATATCCAAAGTCACCTGTTCCGTATTCTTCTTTGTAAGCTGCCGTTCTTATGTGGTGAACATATTTATGCTTGATATAGTACCCTCTCTTTGAGTTATGCTCTAAAGACTCTTGACCATCAATAACGTGATATAGTTCGTGAACGTGTCCCATCCAAATGCAGTCTGCTCCAGCAATCATCACTCCCATTCGATTGTTTTGTATTACGCCCTTCGTGACAGCTCCACCGCCTCCGGTCCCATGGTAATATTTCACGTTGAACGCAAATGAAGAGTGACTTTTGTATTTCACCTGTAACTTCCACCATCCACCGTATCCACCGGCGTGAACTGTTGTCTTATTCTTGTAGTTTAATAAGTCAACAAATCTTTGGAGAGGGTCTGTCTCAGTATTTTTTACAATAGCAGTTTCATGATTACCGTAACCAATCCACAGAATATGCTCTGCGTATGGAGACCACCAGTCAACAGCATCTTCAATTACAATGTCAATATAATTATGGTGGTTATGTTCTGGACGAATATCTTTTTTATTTCTCCGAGGGTCCCACTTTCCTTGCATAAAACAGAAAAAATCGCCATTGATAACGATTTTAATTCCGTTCTTAATAGCATCATCAAGATGGTTTTTTAACACCTCTCTCTTACACTTAGGGTTGTCCCAATGGATATCGGAAATCATAAGAAACTTATCCGTTGTTGAGCATTCTGTAACTAAAATGTTTTTGCCGTACTTAATGGTTTGCATTATTGTGGAATTCGTTAGATTTTAAAAGTGTGAAATACTCAACAAAAGAATTATATGGAGCGTCAATAATGAGAGGCTCTGTTGATCCTGTTATATATATTAATGTTCTTGAACCTATTGCTACTGAGCCATCGTTACGAAATTCTACATCGGCTTGTATAGCGGCAACTTTTGTAATATCAAAAATTATAGGAACAGAATCTGTAAACACTCCTTGCCCAGGATTGCTTTCAACTTCTTCTTCGGTGTTCCATACAACGCACACGGTACTGCAAAGTACGGGAAGTGGTTTTTTATCATCCTCTTCCTCTTCTCTTCTTTTTCTGGACTTAAAGAACATATGGTTAATTTTATCCAAAAATACAAAAATCCCCCTAAATAAGGGGGACTTTCTTTTTGTATTAGAAGGGGAGGTCGTCCTCGGATTCCTTGGACTCTCCCAGCGGAGTTTCTGCTTTTGGTGTAGGTTCATTTTTCGGTTTTATTTCCCCTGATATTTTCCAAACTTGGAGAGAGTTGTAGACTCTTCCGTTGTACTCTCTTCCCTTTAGGTTGAATTCGACTTCGATTTCATCTCCTGCCGAGAATGGGGCAATTAGGAGTGTGTTGTCATTAATGAGTTGGAACTCTACTAACTCCGGGTACTTACCCTCTAGTTCTAGGACAAATGTTCTAACAGAAAATTTGGCACTCTTGTTTTCGGTGTTACCTACCGATTTGATTTTTCCTTTTACATTCATTGTTATATAATTTTCACAAATGTATTAATTATCTTTAAATGACACTCAATAACTTTTCAACTCTATTGTTAATAAAATATTTTTCCAAATTTGGTTTTAACATTGTATATTCGCCAAGAATTAACACATAACAAAAATGAACGTAGATAAAAATATACCAATCCCAAGCACAAGTGGGAGAGGTAGAAAAACCGAATATGTTTTACCGGAGATGGAAGTAGGAGACTCTTTCTTTGTTCCTGGAGAAACATCAAAATACCTTGCTAAACTTTTCTACCAAAAGAAAAAGAAGAAATACGAACTAACTGCCCGATCAATGGATGGTGGAGTTCGTGTTTGGAGAGCAGCGTAATTTTCATTATCTTTGTTTTCGGTTCGAGTCGCAGCGAATCAAAAAACATAAAATATTAGCCCTGTTGAATAGGTGAGCCTGCGACCTCCCTGTTCTTCGGGGCATTTTTATCTCACATTATGAACACAGGACAAATTGTAAGAGCGAAGTCTGAAAGAGATTTCACCATGTTAAGCAACAAGTTATTGCAGGATTGCAACATCACCATCGAAGAGAAGGGGTTGCTTGTTTATCTATTAAGTCTACCTACAGATTGGGTGCTTTACAAAAAGAGTTTGCCAGAAAGAACTATGGAAACAAAAGGTACTATTGATCGTGTATTTAAACAACTTCAGCAGAAGGGTTATATTCTTAGTGTTAAGGTAATTGACTCTAAGACAAAAGTATTCAAGGGCTGGAATCATATTGTTTACGAACAGCCGACATTAGAGATACCCGACACTAGGGAAGAGCCGAGGTCGACAAAAGCCGATGTCGGTCAAAGTCTGCCTATAGAAAGACATACTAATACAAATACTAATATTAATACAAATACTAACATAGATACATTGGCAAAAAAAGTAAAAAATAGTTTTGTGCCACCTACGTTAGAAGAAGTGAAGGTGTTTTTTAGAGATAAGGGTTACAGAGAGGATGCCGCCATTAAAGCGTTCAATTACTACACCGATGGTAATTGGCATGACAAGAGTGGATCTCCAGTTAGAAATTGGAGACTCAAGATGCACGTTTGGTTTAAGGATGCATACAAGATTCAAGAAGAGAAAATTAAAGTTAGAGATGTATTCGGAAGCACACACTTCAAAACTCAAGATGAAATAAATAAAGCTGAACCAGGATTTTTCAATAAAATATGAGCAACTACCAAAAATTATCTGCCCTTGGAATTGTCTGCAAGGATATCTCGGCACAACAAAAAGTAAACTGTCCGTTCTGCAAAGACACGAGAAGTAACAAGAAGGACAAGAGTCTATCCGTAAATGTCGAGTTAGGAGTGTACAAGTGCCACTACCCAAACTGCGAATCCTTCATGGGTAAGAGTGTAAACAAGTCGGACCGAAAGGTTGAGTACTTTGTTCCTGTATCAAAACTTCAGAAGGTGAGCGACAAGGTCCTCTCTTGGTTTGAGAAGAGAGGGATTTCCAATAACACTCTGCTGAAACTTAAAGTTACTGAGGAGGAGTGTTACTTCCCACAAGCTGGTGAGAATAGAAATGCCATATGTTTTAATTACTTTCGAGGAGGTGACTTAATCAACATAAAGTACCGAGACGCGGCAAAGAACTTTCGGATGGTTAAGGATGCCGAGTTGATACTATACAACCTGAACTCCATAGAGGGCTATGATTGGTGTGTAATCGTTGAAGGGGAAATGGACACCCTTTCTTTGGAGGAAGCTCAAATTTACCCCGTTGTAAGCGTTCCTAATGGGGCAACGAAAGGAAATCAGAATCTAAAGTATTTAGATAACTGTATTGATGCGTTTGCGGACAAGGATAAAGTAATCATTTTTACCGACAATGACTCAGCAGGTTTATCTCTTCGTGAGGAGTTAACGAGAAGATTGGGACGCGAGAAGATTTGGTATGTCAACATCCCCGATGGGTGTAAAGATGCTAATGAGATTCTAGTTAATTACGGAGTAGAGCTTCTTCAGAAGGTTGTGGCCGAAGCCTACCAAGTGCCAATAGAAGGCATTGAGAAGGTAAATGATGTAAAGGAGAAAATAACGGACATATATCTTAATGGGTTTCCTCATGGGTTGAAAGCAGGGTTTAATCAATTTGATGAACATATCTCGTTTCGAGGCTCAGAGTTCACTATTATCACAGGAACACCCAACGCAGGAAAGTCAACTTTTCTGAACAATTTACTTGTCAGATTGTCTGCGAAACATTCGTGGAAGATAGCAATGTTTTCGCCAGAAAAACAACCCACAGAGATACTTTTTTCTGAACTTGCTGAGATATTTATTGGTAAGCCTTTTTTCTCCTTTGTGCCTACAGCAAAGATGAGCCAAGAGGAGGTTGACAAGGCTCGTGATTTTGTAGAGGAGTTCTTCTACTTCATGAAGATTGATGAGATGGATGTGACCATTGATGGTATCCTAGACAAAGCAGCAGAACTTGTAAAGAGAAGCGGAATCAATTGTCTTGTGATAGACCCCTGGAACTATGTTGAACACCAGGTCCCAAAGGGAATGAGTGAGACGCAGTACATATCAGAGGCACTCACAAAGGTGAAAAGATTCAAGGATCGCTACGGAGTCCATGTCTTTGTTATTGCCCACCCCACAAAGATTAGGAAGGAGAACGGTGTTTATGTTATGCCGACTCTTTATGACATAGCAGGTTCTGCTCACTTCTTCAACAAGTGTGATAACGGATTTGTTGCTTACCGAGACTATGTCTCTGGGCAAACTCTCATCAACATACAAAAGATTCGTTGGTCCTTCATAGGAAGGGTTGGAGAAGTTCCTTTTGTGTACGATGTAAAAACAAAAAGGTTTTCAGAGATTGGAGATGATGGTAACGGAATCTTATTAGACGAGTACGAAACAAGACAACACGAATATGAAGACGAAGACATACCATTCTGACCCAACTTTTCAGTATGGCCTTCGGCAAGTTGCAATTACTAAACTCAAGGATGGAGAGTTAATCGGCTCAAAACAAGACTTCTACGAAAATATCGAGGCTGTTTATATCTGTGTTGATAAAAAATATGTTGAAATAGTTGAAGTTTTATTTGCATTTTGTGAAAAGAATGTTCGATATTTGCGAAACAATAACATTATAGGTAAAGAAGTAAAGGATGAAATTAAGACTAAAGCGAGTAAGAGGACTTGTAAAGAACTTGGTATCGACAAGCCGATCAATAGCCAAAATTACAAACGCAAATATTTTCAAAATTTGTACAAGTTCGTCTACTGGGAATTTATCCAACAGCACACATTAGAACAAGTTCAAGAAATTTTTAATAACCTAAAACAATAACAAAAACAAAAATGGAAGCTAAAGCGGAAAAGAAAATTCATTTTGGAGACATCCTAGAGTATGTGCCAAATGATCGAAAAGAAAGATTTATTAACGACCTGATTATCTATGTACCTCACCTAAAAGAGGAGGCCGATAAGTTCAGCCATGTGATTCATAATGTTGCTATCGGCACTAACATGAGGAATTATATTGACTTAATGAAAGATGTTGCTCTAAAGGTTTATGATGCCACAGGGGCAAAGAATAGAAAAAGAGAAAATATCCTTTACAGACAGTTAGTGTACTGGATGATGTACAAAACATTGCCTGTAACGTTGGGTGGCATTGGTAGCGAGTTTGAGAATAAGAACCACGCAACTATCTTACATGGCATTAAAACATTTGAAAATACAATAGAGACATCGTGGAAAGACAGAATGGTTATTCAATACTTTGTTGAAAAGATGGAAGAACTTGGATATCCACAACCTAGACAAGCATTCAGAGAGTTATTTTTTAAACTAAACATTCAATACTAAAAAACAATGGAGATTACAATTGAAAAACCGCATCAAACTATTTACCACTTTAATGGTGAAGTTACTTTAGACATGAAGTATGAATACACCCTTACTAAGATTGTTAACTTCACAGGTACATCATATGAAGTAGAGGCTCATCCGTCTTCAAACGAAACAAATTGGGGAAATTGGAACGAGTTAAAAAAACAATTTGTTGAGGATATTATTGTTAAACACTACGAGACACATGGAGCAGAATAGTACCCACAACGTAGAACCTCACTACGAATTTAAAGACTCCAAGATACTTACTAAGTTAATTGAGGACCTTAAAAAAAGAGAGAAGAAAGGTTTCTTGCAGTACGGAACAACAGTGGACCGAAATGATTATGACCACCTCATGTGGTTGCAGGAAGCATACGAAGAGTGCCTTGACATGGCTGTGTATTTAAAAAGTGCAATCGAAAAAATAAAAAACAAATGAGGTACGGATCAGTATGTTCGGGGATAGAAGCCGCTACGATGGCTTGGCATCCGTTAGGTTGGAAGGCGCAATGGTTTTCTGAAATAGAACCATTTCCATCAGCTGTTTTACAACACCATTACCCAAACACCCCAAACCTAGGAGACATGACTTTAATTCACTCAAACCCTATATTTAATGAAACAACTATCGATGTTCTCGTCGGAGGAACTCCCTGCCAATCATTCTCAGTCGCAGGTCTCAGGAAAGGAATGGAAGACTCTCGTGGCAACTTGGCCCTTGAATTCTGTCGCATTGCTGACAAGGCAAAACCCCAGTGGATTGTTTGGGAAAATGTCCCCGGCGTCTTGTCAAGTAACGGAGGAAAAGATTTTGGTTCCCTCCTCGGGGCGTTGGGGGAACTCGGGTATGGGTTCGCTTACAGAGTTCTTGACGCTCAACACTTTGGAGTCGCACAAAGACGCAGAAGAGTCTTTCTTGTCGGATACCTTGGAGACTGGAGACCTGCCGCAGCGGTTCTATTTGAGTCCGAAAGCCTGTGCAGGAATATTGCGGAGAGCAGAAGTAAGAGGGAAAAAGTTACCCGAAAGGTTGAGACAAGCGTTGTTAACTACAGTGAGTCAGGAGAGTGGTGGGACGGAGGACAAACAGCCGCAAGTCTAACTACTCGTTGCCATGACCAGTATATGCCCGACAAGGGACACTTCTCTGCTGTAATTCAAAACGAAGAAAAGACTGCCCTTTGTTTTAAAGTGCGAGGCGGTGTTTCTGAGAACTCGGGAATACAAGGCGGTGTTCCTGGCAAGTCAGCAGGTAAGGGTTACCTTGGAAGTGAGGAGAAGTCTTTCACCATTGCAACCTCACCTGACCAATGGCTGTTTGAAGATAAGAAAACAATTGTGTTGGATAGAGCGTCTTTCAACCAAGGTCAAAATGCTCAGTACGATGCTAAGATTGAAGAGTCAAACACTACACCTACATTAGTTGCTAGAGGTCCACACGCTGTATTTCCTGTTGCCGTTGATATGTACAACATGAGCATCAACGAGAAGACATCTCAAACTCTCTCGTCATCCGCTTCGGATATCAACCACACTGGTGGTACAATTACGAATGCTAGAGTTCGAAGATTAACTCCTGTAGAATGTGAGCGTTTACAGGGATTTCCTGATAACTTTTCAAACATTCCATACAGAAAAAAGGAAGAGTCTCCTGATGGTCCAAGATACAAAGCACTCGGTAACTCAATGGCTGTTCCTGTGATGGCGTGGATTGGGAAGAGAATTCAAGAAGTAAGTGAACTAATTAATCAACAAAACGATGTCAATAAAAAGTAAAAAATTATTTATATTCTTATTAGCGGTTGTAATAACTTGCCTTGCATTAGGTTGCGACATAAGTAACTACCACCCAATACAAAAAGAAGACTACCAGACGTTTAAGGCTGTTTACATACCAAGAGATACAGTGTATGTAGACCCAACAACTGTAGGTACAACAACAGATCCTGAATGAAGACAGTTAACAGTTTAAGCGGAGGGAAGACATCTTCGTATTTAGCGGTTCACTACCCGGCTGACTACAATGTCTTCTCTCTCGTGCGTACAGACGATAAACGAGTTCTCTTCCCAGATGAAAAAGTGAGACAGATTGTTTCCGACAAGATTGGAAAGGAATTCATTGGAACTCTTGAGGAGGATACAATTGTGTACACAATGTTGGACCTCGAGCAATACCTCGGGCAAGAAATCATATGGCTAAGTGAGACAACATTTGAGAAGGTGATTAAAAAGGCAGGTGGATACTTACCGAATGTAACAAGAAGATTCTGCACCTCTAAAATGAAAGTTGAGCCTATTGCCCAATGGTGCTACGAAAACACAGAACTCCCTGTAGACATGAGGATTGGATTCCGAGCAAATGAAATGAGTCGTGCTAGAACTATGTTGAACAAAGCTGAGGATGGCATTGAGATGTTTAAGTTCAAGGTGGGTGAAAAGAACGGAAGAAAGAAGTGGAAGACATTGCCATATCGAAGTGTGTCCTTCCCCCTGATCGAAGACGGAATATTCAAGGATGCTGTAGAGACTTACTGGAAGGATAAGTCTGTTCGATTTGCTTACAAGAACAATTGCGTAGGTTGTTTCCATCGCAACGAGATTTTTCTCAACCACATGAGTAAGAGGGATGAGAAGCAGTTTGATTGGTTCATGAGAATGGAGCAAGAAAACAACTGCACGTTTAAAAACGGAATCACATACGAAAAGATAAAGAACTACAAGGTGCAGTTAGATCTCTTTGACGAGGACTTCAACGATTGCGACTCTGGATATTGCGGACTATAAAAAACAAACACTATGAATAAATTTCTAATGGCGGCTGTAATCATAACAGCAGTAATAGTAATCCTCTCCTACTTTGGAGGCGATGACAATAAAAATGGATGGCAATCATGACAATCACATTAAACGAATCAGAAGTTCACTTTTTGAGAACTCTCGCCTCTACAAGAGCGTTTGTCAGCAGGAAGAAGAATGTGGTGGATCAGAAGTTTGCGTCCGATAAGTCGGGGTACGAAATAGACTTTGACGGATGCCTATCTGAGTACGCCTTCTGCAAATGGCACAACATTCACTTCAGCCTATCTTTTGGAGACGATACAGCAGGTCAACCAGACTGCGTGTATAAGAATTTAACAATAGATATCAAAAGCACTCGCCTTCCTCAAGGCCGTATGATTGTCAAGTTAAACTCTCAGCCAATGGATATGTATGTCCTTGCCATAGTGGAAAATGATTACACAATCCGTTTCGCTGGATACTCTCGCTCGGAGGATGTGAAGAAAGAAGAAAATATTCGCAACCTCGGAACAGGAGACTCGTATGTTCTTGACCAACACCAACTATTAAAATTCAAAGAAAATGTACACAAAAAAAATTAAGAAGACATTCTTCCATGATCAGGAAGAAGGAAAGTTACTAGAGGTAACAGAGTGGGCCAATGGCGGTGGGGTGGACTTTGCCATAACTGATGATAAGGGGAGGCAACTAATCCCTCTCTCCTATAGAGACGCAAAGAACCTACGAAGATTAATCCGACATATCCTAAGACCAAATGTTGATTAGAGGCTACTATATCGAGGCTTTGGAGGTCCTAACCAATACTGGAGGAGTAGACTTCTTTGACCTAACCATGACAGAGCAATTGGTTAGAACAATTTTTGACATTCGTGATGTGATGTCGATACGCCAAGTTGACGAGTTGGTTCCAGAATATGCTGTAATAGAAATAGGCATGGGAAACCCACGCCTATTCAAATTACCTTACGATGCAATAAAGACTATCTTTATGAACCGAGATTCTATTTAATCATTTTTAACGAAAATATTTATTTTCGCATTTTGATTTTACAATCTCTATTTTGAGATCTTTGCCCTGGAGCCTTGCTTGTTTGTCTTTTGGCGTTTTCTCCTCCACCCATATTCTTTTTCATGCTACCTCTGTCGTACTTACCTCTACCAAGAAGTCTGTCTACTTTATCAGCAACCTTATATATCCCTTCTTTTCTCGATTCTCGATACGGCTTGTCAGCTTTTTTACTTGCTCTAACTTGCTGTCTCTCTTCTCTTCTCATTTCTCCTTTTGTAGGAATACCTTTGTATTCGATTTTACCGGTTTGCGGATTAACCCCTTTGTTTATCGCATTGTTTTGTCTTCTAGTTAATGTACCAGAAGCATTTTTTCTTTGCTCTCGTTTTGATCCAGTACTTCCTGGGAATGAAGAATTATTAACAGGATCTCCTGTAATAGGATTTCTTTTAGCAGTTGTTTTCATTGTTGCCATGTCTTTGTGTATTAAGAGTTAGTTCTACGAGGTAAGTTGCTACCTTTGTAATATTTCTTAGCAATTTCTCTAACTGATTTAGTTTGACCTTCTTTTTTAGCCCTCTTAGGATCAACCTCTGCCTTTATCGAAAATACATCTTTACGAGGAGGCCCTTGTCTTGAAGATACAGCTCGTTTCAAGCCACCTATTCCAGTGTATTTAGTTACATTACGAACAGATGCGTAACCCATAGTTGGGTCTAATTCAACTCTGCTTTTTGAAACTTTTTTACCGCCTTTAATGTCGGTAGCAGTACGAGTTTTAGATACATAGTTTCCTGTAACCTCACGAACTTTTTTGTTTTTCGTTCTAGTTATTTTAACATCGCGGCCTAAAAGGTTTTTGCGTGTCGTTTCTGAAGGTTTTTTCTTGTCCATTTTTTTATTTTATATTTTATTAAAATGCGTTGTTTGTTGACTTAACAATTTCGTACACGTCCACTTGAGAGTGGAGACGAGACACGTTAGCACCCGCGGCGTTCATGATGTCACGATTAGACTCGTAGCAAATATAACGAGTAACTGTCTGCCAATCTGTTCCGTAAGCAAAGTTAGAAGTGCAGTATGTTGAGGTGTCTGTGTCCAAGCCATTGTTTGCAGTTAATACATTGGCAAGTGAAGGCGTGGTGTTAGGAATACTTGATGTAATGCCTTGAACAATTGCAGACTTAACAAACCTCAACTTACGAAAGTTGACAGTTGTAGAACCTGATCCGTTGTTAATTCTAACAAGGTTTCCGTTTTCTTCTAATTCTAATGTGCCGTTATTCATCTCTTTAAATATTTACACAAATATACTATTTTTTTATTAACAGTTCCATTTTCTCAATGATTTATTAATCCTTGATTTTGGATCATTTGCTGTTTTTGAGGAAGTTAACTCCTTCTTCATGCCCTCCATTCGGGAACAGAACGACTTGCGTCTATTAGCGTCCTTACTACCCGGTTTTAGTTTAGATGGTTTGGTAGTTACAGCAGTCTGCAACTTAGATCCAGGGTTAGCCTTTCTATAAGAGGCAACACCTTTTTTATTGAGTCCTCCTTTTGGGTCCTTGCCTTCCTTACGAGTCCATGCCGGTGTCTTAGCCATTGTTTCTAAAATAAGGATGTTGTTCGTGCCACTTCTTTACAGCAGAAACTCCCTCACGAACTGTCTTCGCTCCTGCCTTTTTTGTTAGGTCAATGGTGTCCCACTTGCCTTTATCTTTTGTAGGGTGGTTTACCATGATGTCACCCGGCTTACCCTTACCTATATTATTAGTCTTTTTATAGACAACGTGTTTCTCTCCTCCTGCGGAGACTTTTACCTTGGCCATTATTTCTTCTTTTTGGTTTGAGACTTAATAACTCTCTCTTGTTTTAACATGGCGGCAGTAGGCTTCTTGCCTGATCCTTTGTTAGCACGAATGTTGTCCCAAAGTCCTCTTGGGGATACGCTTCCGTCCTTTCTTTTAAGCATCTGTTTTTTCATCGCCCTTGACCTCTATATGATTTAACATAGTTCTTAGAGTTCTTTGAGCAAGAACACTTTGTCTTTGCGATAACACCGGGTCTACTAACCTTCGGTTTCTTTTTAAAACTGCTTGTGGACTGAACCTTTGCCATAGTAATTTTTTTATCAAAAACAAAGATATAGAAATATGTTTCTCTCCGTATATTTGTGTACCTAAAATTTATAATCATGAACGATTTACTATTCCTCAAGTCACAGATAAGAGTGTTCCACCCAGAGTGGACAGATGCTCAAGTTGAAATGGAAGCAATCAAAATACATAAAGAGGCAACCTCTATCGCAGACGATGATGAAGAGTGCTTATACTGCGGATCATGAAAAAGCCAAAATATAAATGCCCTGTCTGTGGGTACTACAACGCTCACCAACTTGGATGTCCCGAGGTTGGTAAGAAAATAAAGTTGTGTGATATTATCAAAGACTACAAAGTAGCAAAAGAAAGTGGTGAGGAGTATAAACTTCCTCCCAATTTATAATCTCTATTGTTGAAAACTTATTAATTGTTATTTCAATGACTTTTGTATATTTGTGAAATATAAAACACAAAATGCAAAAATTAAAAGTAACGAACGAGACGATTCAAGAATACGCTCATGCCTGTCACAAAGTATTAACAGAGTTATTGGCACTCAACATGGATTTGACCAACGAAGAAATTATTGAGTCATTTGACGGAATGAGTAAGGAACTTAACTCTCTTGCAAATGAAGCCTTTGATAAGATGAGAGAAGATCCGGAGTTTCAACAAGAGGCTGAGGCTTTCCTTAACGCAATAAAAACAGCCCCTTCTAGTGAAGATAGTGAAGCAGCTAGTGTATGAGCGAATGCTCCGCAAGACCTTTAGCGAGTATGTCTCTGATGAGGTAAAGTTAGAGGTTTTGACTTGGGTACTCTCTCAAATGAATAAGAAAGAAAAGTAATAGCCACAAGCGCGGTGGATCGTAAAACACAGTAAGCCTCTGACACAAGCTCAAGTAACTGTTCTCATCGTATAGGAGATAGAGTTAGCCTTCTCGACGTCGTTTAAAAAGGCACATAGGGGAGTGGCGGAATAAAGACGCTAAGGAGGTAAGATAGATAACACATAAAAGGATTACCTAAGGTATAAGCACGACAAGCTGTTATAGCCTTTCCAGTGAGTGTTATCATGCAGGGTTATAACCTGTCTCCCTTGCAAAATTAAAAATAAATACAATGAGCAAAAAGTACACGATTGAATTATCTGAAGATCAAATGAGATTGATTGCAGACTGCATGGAGGATGTATCTCGATTTGCCTCTGGACAATGGCAGTTAAGACATACTATTGAAGAAATGCTGAGAGGGTTGCCATTTGACGAGCAGATGAAAAGACGTGATGAAGTTGAAGAATTGCTAAGACAGGCTAAAAACGTTCTTCTCCCTGACTTTGTAGACAATGAAAGTTATGGGTATAACAGTACCGAATTTATTGGTAACTGCTATCAAATTTACAGGACTATATTGTATCAATTAGCAATGGATAATAATTGGGATAACGTCTATTCCTATCCCTCCTTAGCAAGTGGAACTATGGGTACGATTAAGATTGAGAAGCTATGAGTGAAAAGAAGCAAACCTCGGTAGATGTCCTCTACGAAATACTATGGGAATGCCCAAGAGATAAGTGGGAGTGGAATGCCGTACTTAAGGAGGTAAGGGAGATGCATAAGCAGGAGATGAAAGATCTGTACCTTGCCCATGTGACTAAAGTCCCTCGGTTGAAAAAGATCTTCGAGAAGCAATTTGAGGAATACTACACGAATACATTTGATAGTTATGACACCAAAGGAAAAAGCTAAAGATCTACTAGACAAGTACTGGATATACCTGCGAGCAGGACTGCTTTACGATGAGGAGGCTAAGGATGATGCAAAGCACTGTGCAACAATAGCTGCAAAAGAAATGCTAGAGGAGGTCAAGGAGCATAAGTATGACGACAGCTCCGCTATTAGAATCATATACTGGTACAAGGTAATAAACGAAATAGAAAAGCTATGAGCAGAGTAACAATAGAATTTGACCGGGTAGAAGAGGCAGAAGAACTGCGTACAGCTCTCGATGGATCTAAGTACAAGATGTTCCTCTGGGAACTCGACCAGAAACTCCGTAGCGTACATAAATACGGAGCCGCCATACAAGGATCAGGAGAAGCAACAGAAGCTGAAATGGACGTGTGCTACAGGATAAGAGAGTACATCCGCCAGGAACTACAGGAAAGTAACTTGACAATAGAATAGAGATGAGAACTAAAACGGTAGAAAGGCTCCTCAAGGAAATGGAGAACAGACCCTGGCATCTTAAATTAAGAGACTGGTGGAACATTAAACGATGGGTATGGACCTGTAGAACTAGATTCATTTGGGATCTGAATTATGAACGTAACATATTTAAACAAAAGAAAGATGAGTGATATAACAATGTGCCTAGGGACAGATTGTCCCCACAGGGAAAAGTGCTATAGGTTTACAGCACCGGCTAACGAGTACGCCCAAAGTTATTTTACGGAGCCGCCAATCAAGGCAGACGGAACCTGTGACCTTTTCTGGGGACAGACACAGACAGATATCCTCTCTCAACTAAAAGAAATTTTGGGGAATAAGTAAGACTTTGTATATTTGTGTATTATTAATAATAAATACAAAACAGTCATGGCTGATAAAATTAAGAAAAACTTACTAGGAAGAACTGTCACAGTAAAAAGAGAGGCAATGAGTGATGGGGCTTTAGCAAAGACAAGAACAGTAAAGTCTAAAAGTGGTGGGACAATTAGTTCCAAAACCTCTTACAAAGACGCTGGATCTGTGGCAGGTAAAATGCGTGCTAACAAGATGACCAAATTAGCTCAACCTCGTCTAAAAAGCTCCGATAAAAAGGAAGGCCATGCTGACGCTGTAAAAGGGGGCCGTAGAAACGCTATCAAATTAAACGAAGCAAGAACAGAGTATATGATCCATTCATATAAATATGACCCAGCTAAGGTTGAAAAGGCAATGAAAACTGGAAGAGGTGGAAAAGTTCAACGTGTGATGAGAAGAGATTTGAAATCAGGAAGACCATTTTAAACTAAAAAAAATATAAAAAATGCCAATTAAAAAACAACCGGGTAAAAATTCTGACCCACTTACCATCATTGCAAACCGCGTAAATAAAAAAGCAGCGGATTACACTAGAGCAAAACAACAATCTAAATTTGAGGCTAAAGGAATAGCTAAAGCCACCACCAAAGGTGTTGGTGTAAAGAGACCATAAGTTAAAAAAATACTTCGCAATGAATAAGCCTCGCAAGAGGTTTTTTTTTATCCAAAATCACATTATATGAGTGATTTCAAATGCATTATCTAACCAGGAGGCTTTTTTGACCGCAATCTCATACAATAGTATGGTTTAATA